GCTTTAACAGTGCAGCCCTACGGGGCTGTATCATTAAGGTGCAAAACAAAACCCTAAGATCCCAACGCCAGGATTGTATCTCGGCTCCGGGGATGTATCACAATCGGTGAGGATAATCGAATGCAATTCTTTAACGTATCGACACAAAAGGTAGGCGGCATCCGCTTCATCAAGATCGGCAAGCTATGCCTAAGCTTTTGTGTGACGCAGAAATATAAGCCTATGAAGGGAGTAGACGCATGACATACGAAGACCGCATATGGGAGGCCTATTGCGCATGGCAAGCAGTAGGACGTGATCAGGACAAGCTTACTGGCATTGCCTTGGCTTATGACGTAACACCTTTTTCAGTAGAAGATTGCCACTTTGACCACACCGCAGATAGGGATTAGAGACATGAGCCGCCAAGTAATGCGAGACCACAGCAACAACCCAAAGAACCCCAACAAGAACGCCTGTGCCTTGGCTGTAGCTAATGCGCTGGGCGTGGGTGATGTGACCCGATACCTTCACACATTGGAAGATCTTCGACGTGCCATCCGCTCTATGTATTCTCTGCGGTCAGTAAAGACAGCCGTGAAGGCGACGCCCTACACTACGCTGGGCAGCATCCGCAAGAACCTGCAAGAACACAACAAAAGTGCTGACGCTTGCATGGCATACGTGGCACACGTCAGAGACCATGTGCTGCTGCTGTCAAATGAGGGCAAGACGCTTATTGACACAGCCCCAGTAAAGCGGGATCGTCGCAAGGTGCTTAACATTTACGGGGTATACATTCCCCTTGATGACAGAACCAAGATGCGCAAGATCAATGCAGAGTTTAACAGAGGGAAGAAAACAGATGTTTGCTAAATGGACAGATGACATGGTGCGGGACTATTTCGACACACACTGGAACGCCACGCTGCATGAGGTTTGTGCCTTGTCTGGTCGTAACAAGTCAGACGTTAAAAGTGTGCTGATGGACGAGGCGCAAGAGCCTGTGCCGACACCGCCAGACAATTGGTCAAACTCTGAAATGCAAGACTATTACGAAGCAATGAACGCTACCTGTGACAGGATGCTAGTGAATATATGCGAAGAAGAAGGGAAATAAGACACATGGAATACCTTGAAATTGAACACATCGACGGCAACCATTACCGTATTGAATGGAATGGGTCAGCTACCTTTAACATTCAAATACCTGTAGGGGGGCAGTGGGTAGATATTGAGTGCTTCACTTGCTACGGCTTTGACAATAGGCATGACGCAATGGAATACGCTTGTGACTGGATGCTAATGAATGTTGGCGAAGAAGAAGGTGAAGACTTATGACAGACGAACAAAAGAAAGAAATAGTAAAGAACGGATTGGAGTTTGTTCACTGTGCTATTCAAGAGGCTATGAACGGCAACATGGATGAACTTATGACGGCACTAGAGGTGCTAGAACTAATGAGAGAAGAAGGGGCAGACCTATGACACGCAGAGAGATACGCAAAGACCGCAACCAGCGCATCATGTGGTGGGCGCAGGACATCCTAGGCGTGGCTTGCCTGTTCGGCATTGGCTACGGCATGTTGTTCCTTCCTTTAATCTTTAACTAATACGGTGATACATATGACATACGCACAAATCCAAGATGACTTTATCCGCACAGCACTCGAAGGCCCAGCGCAGAACGTGAGCCGTGCCGCCCTGAGTAGTATCCTAGATGATTGCTCAAGTATGGTGACCGAAGACGCACAGGATGAAAGTGTATCCATTGATGTGCTTACACATCGTGAGACTATGCTAGAACTTGCATCTGAACACTACCAGCAACATAATCATGGCACATGCCACTCCTACCTACGCAAATACTTTGAGGTTTAAAACAGATGAATATGCACAACTACTACAGCCAACTAATTGGCTACAAGATTACAGCGTTCCGCTTTGAAGAAGATGAGTGGGATGGTGCGACATTCCCTGTGTTTTCGCTACAAGATGCAGACGGCAATCATTTAGACATTATCCTGTCCAGTGACGAGGAAGGTAATGAAGCGGGATTTGCTTTTATAGATAAGTATATCGTTGAACAGGAGGACATTTGATATGGCCGTTAAGTATATATGTAAGGCATGTAATAGCGAGGACGTATGTGTTGACGCTGTCGCAGCATTTGATGTTTTAGGCCAGCGGTGGGAACTACAAAGCACATACGACCAAGCCTATTGTATGGATTGCGACAGTGAGACAGATATAAAAGAGGTGGAACTATGATTGACCTAGGACTAAACAATGAAGGCGACCACCTGTATGCAAAGCAGATCAGGCAGGGCGATAAGTTTGGCTTAAATGATTGCCTCCGACACAAAGAGCCAGAGCCTATGATTGAATTTTATGTGATGGCAGATGACAGGCCTTGGTTTGTGTCACGCTATTACATGCTTACCTTACTGGATAAATGTAAATACAATGGCCTGTGCCTGTGTGGCACATCAATGCTAAGTGCAACAGCAACACAAGTTGCCACGGCTTGCAGTGTATCAGAAGCAAGCAGCCACTAAACAGAGGAGATAGAGAGATATGAATACCCCAACAAAACTAGCCTTGATTGGCCTTATAATGTATGTTGCTGCATCCAGTGGTTTGCTGGTTTTGTGGTGTGATGAAACTGGCTGTGGTGTTCAAATCTATAGCCCATTTAATGAATATTACAGCGAAGGGATGGCGTTATGACCAAGGGTATCGTGTTAAGCTTATATGACTTCACAGGCGAGGCGCTCAAGCCTTGGGCAGAGGCAGGTTATACCTGCTACGCCTTCGACATCCAGCACACAGGAACAGAGGCAACCTTTGAGAACACGCAGTTCTTTGCGGGTGGTGGCTCTATAGCATACCGCCACGCTGACCTGCACAAGGTGTCTACGTTCAAGGCTTTGCTTGCAGAGTTTGGAGACAATGGGGATCTTGTTGTCTTCGGCATGGCATTCCCAGTATGCACTGACATGGCTGTGTCTGGTGCTGCATGGTTTAAGAAGAAAGCAGAGGCTGACCCAGACTTTCAGATCAAGGCTGTTAACTACGCTGTGTGCTGTTCGGTTTTCTTTGAGGATTTGGGTGTGCCATACTTCATAGAAAACCCTGTGTCTGTCTTGGCTACCAAGTGGCGCAAGCCTGACCATAAGTTTCACCCTTATCAGTATGGCGGTTACATTCCTGACGATCAGGCAGAGCATCCACGTTGGCCCGAATACATCGCAGCCAAGGATGCATATAAGAAGCACACATGTCTCTGGACAGGCGGCGGCTTTGTGATGCCATACAAGATTAGTGTTGACCCAGAGGCCTATCACGGTAATGGTTACAGCACAGCGATGATGAAGCTGGGCGGTAAGTCTCAGCGCACCAAAGACATACGATCAGCAACACCCCGTGGCTTTGCCATTGCGGTATATGAAGCAAACAAAACAATGGAGATGCACAATGCAAACTAAAACACAACACAAGAAGATCCTCCAGCACCTCCGCACATGTAAAGGTATTACGGTGAGAGAGGCGATGATTGAATACAGCATTAGCAGCCTTACCAAGCGTATTCATGAACTTCGTGCGCTGGGCTATAACATCCTGTCTACGCTTAAACGTCACCCCGTCACAGGCCAGCGCTATGTGCGATACACACTACAAGAGGAGGCGTAAGACTATGAGCCGAAACAGAACCAGCAACGTCCCTGTAGGATCATTTGACAGAGACCTGATGAAGACAGTAGAGAATATGGAGTGGGATACAGATACTGACGCCAGCATCGACATTCTGTCAGATCAACTGTCAGAGCTAGAACACTTGCAAGAGGGGGCAGCACTATGGTAATCTTGCCAGCCGCTATCTGCGTGTTTTATCTTGTAGGTCTATGTAAATCTATTGCTTTTGCTAAGAAGGAACTGGAGTATGAACAATCAAAGAAGCGACGATCCCATTGATGACGTAACATCTTGGGTTGGTAGGCTACCAGTGACGCCAAAGAAGGAGAGGGAGACAGATGAAGATACCCAAAAGCACAGCAAAGATAGAAAAGCTAATTGAGTTTTACTATGCCAGCCCTGCTTACCTGCGGGTCACAGGCAAGACACAGCTAGAGTATGAGCGATGCCTGACTAAGGCTATGCAGACAACAGTCAAGCACAAGACTAAGCTTGCTAACATCCGTATCTGTGACCTGACCGCTGGGATGTTAGCTACAGCCTACGAGAAGTGGGTAGCATCCTATGGTATACGCCAAGCCAACTACACAAAGTCAGCACTGTCAGTAGCTTGGCGCTATGGCATGACTAAAGACATTATGATCCACAACCCTGTAGCTGTGATCAAGACTATCGCCACTAAGCCACGCAAGGTTAAGTGGGAAAGGTCAGACATCAAAGCTTTCCTGACCGTTGCATATAGCAAGTGGGAGTATCGAAGCTTAGGGTTGCTGGTTCATATGTCATATGACTGGGGCCAGCGAGTAGGTGATATGAGGATGCTGAAGTGGGAAAGCCTAGACCTTGATCAGTGCCGCATGGACTTGACACAATCTAAGCGAGGTGCTGATGTGCATCTACCTATCAGTCAGAACCTATGCCAAATGTTACGCACACAAAAAGAGGAGTTCGGGTTCCAGGATTTTGTTGCGCCTAAGATTTCTATCAACAAGGGCTTGATCAGACCTTACCTGATTAATGAAATATCTAACAATATCAATGCAGTATTGGACGAAGCTAATCTATCACGTGAACTTACAGCTATGGATTTGAGACGCACAGCAGTGACAGAAATGATGGAAGCAGGTGTAGACTTGGTTGGTATTATGCAGGTAACTGGTCATGCTAGTCCGACATCACTGGCCCCATACATGGTCAACACATTCAGTGGTGCGTCTAAGGCACTATCAGCAAGAGGCAATGAAGATGAGCATTCGTAGATATGTAGAGACAGTAGAGATCAAGGATGGCGAGAGCCGCCGCATGAACTGTCCATCTTGCTTTGCTAAGAATACTTTCACGATCACTAAAGAGATGGGTGAGATCAAGTATAACTGCTACAAGCTAGACTGTTCAGCCAAGGGCTTTTATCACGGCAACCTTACAGCCATAGAAGTGCAGCACTTACTGAAGAAGCGGCCCAAAGCTAAGGCCAAGGAGGTAGAGACTATGGAGATACCTGAGTATGTTGTGCAGCCCAGCGCAGAGCATGATAAGTTTCACAGGTTTGTTAGCCGCTGGGGTATCGCCTCAAGAGGCCTGATGTATGACGTGAAGGATGAACGTGTTGTGTTCCCCATCCACTTCAAGGGCCGCATCATCGACGCTAATGGCAGGGCTGTAGGTGGTAAGATACCTAAGTGGTATCGCTACTCAGGCAAGGCAGACTATTACCTTGTGGGATCGGGTAGCACCATCGTTGTGGTAGAGGATTGTGTGTCAGCTATAGTGGCCCACCAAGAGTTGCCAAATGTTACAGCTATGGCAATCCTGGGGACATCCCTGACGCCTAACCACATGGCTAAGATTGGTGAGTATAGCAAAGTTATCGTGGCACTAGATCCAGATGCAGCACACAAGACCTTGCAGTTCAGCAGAGAGATCAACCTATGGACAGGCGCTAAAGCTACGGCATTTAGGCTTGACGATGATATCAAGTATCGCTTAGACGATGACATGGAGAGACTGAAGAGGATAACAGATGTCATACCATATACCTAAGAAACCTAGCCAAGAATTGTTAGATCATCTAATGGCTAACTACACATACGACAGAGATAAGGGTCAGGTATTTAACAATAGAATGGGTAAACCTGCTTTAGGGTTAACAAATAAGGGTTATCAGTATGTTGTATCATACCTTAATAATAAACATCTCGTCCATAGGGCGCACCACGTTGTTTGGTTCTTTGAGTATGGTGAATGGCCTACTTCTTGTATGGATCACATAGACGGTGTTAAGACTAACAACCACTATACTAACTTACGGTTAGTCACCAACAGAGAGAATACACAGGCTTATTACAAGAGTCAGAAGACGAGCAGTCCTTATCAAGGTGTGTATTGGAGAAAAGATAGAAAAAAGTTTTATGTCCATATTATGGTTAAAAACAAACAAACTCACATAGGTGCCTTCACCTGCGAATTAGAAGCAGCAAGAGCTTATGACAAAGCCTTGGTAGGACTAGGCCTTAAACCCGTCAACGTAGAAATTATGAAGGAGTTACAGAATGACTAACCAGATCACAGCTACATACATCGACCACATGGGCAGTGACCTGTCCGTAGTTAACGCAGCACGAGTATCCTTTGGTAAGAAGAGTGATTGGGAGTTCTCTGCACTAAGAGAAGGCTTACTTGAGAGAGATGCCAAGCTCATCAACTACCTAGCCAAGCATAAGCACATCAGCCCCTTCGGTCACGCCTTTGCAAGCTTCCACGTCAAGGCACCTATCTTCGTAGCACGTCAGCTAGTGAAGCATAAGTTCCTGCGATGGAATGAGATCAGTCGTAGGTACGTGGATGATAAGCCTGAGTTCTATGTTCCTGACGTGTGGCGTGGGCGTAGTGAGGATAAGAAGCAAGGGTCTAGTGATGAAGTAGTGGACATGTTATACTGGATAGTTGCAGACCCTGAACTTTCTATTGAGGGCCATACAGAGTATGATAATGTAAGTGATACACCTAGTAGGTGGTCATCTTATGTAAATGCTAGGGCATTAGACCTTTATAATGCTATGCTTAATAGCGATGTCGCCCCTGAGATGGCCAGAATGACGCTCCCGCAGTCCACCATGACTGAGTGGTACTGGTCAGGTAGTCTTGATGCCTTCGCTGACATGTGTCGGCTACGTTGTAAAGAAGACACACAGTACGAGAGCCGTTTGGTAGCTGACCAGATCAGTGCGAAGATGTCGGAGTTGTTCCCAGTAAGCTGGGATGCTCTAATTAGCAATTCGTGACGATCCTAATAGACAAATGGAGAAACAGAATGACTTGGCACTATCAACTAATGAAGCACACAGAGCCTGATGGCGAGGTCTGGTATGGGATACATGAGTTGTACGAGGGTAACGGTTACAGCTCCAACCCAGAAAGCATCAGAAGTCACGACAAAGACGACATCAAGTGGATGCTAGAGACTATGCTAGGCGACATTGAGAAACATGGGGTGAAAGACTATGAGTGACTACAAAGTAGACGCAGCAACTAAAGAAGAGTGGGCTGAACGAGCATGGAATGCAGAAGACAAACTCTCCTTACTTTTAGATAACCTCATTACATTGAAGGCTAGACTGAAGAAGTGGGACAACCAAGATTACGTGTATTCATACATCAACGCTATGCTACAAGAGCTAGAGGAGTACCACTAATGTTTACCGTAGAGTTTGAGTCTGATGCTTCTATCATTACTACACTAGACGAGCGTGATAAATTTGAAGACGTTGAAGTTATTCTGGCAGATGATGGCTCTGTTTACATGAGACAGTTTGACAATTCTTTAGAGGAGTATCAGATGCTCTTCATGTCATACCAACAGGTGCTAGACATATTTGCTGCACTAAGCAGTAAAGAAGGCGCTTACTATGCAACACCCAAGGACACAAAATGAATGTAGCGATGTTTCTAAATGGTGCAGCTTTTATGTATCTCTTAGGTGTGGTACTACTGTATTCCATTACAGAGCCAGAGGATGAGAATGAAGACCCTTATGCCGCTGACAAGTTTTCGCTGATGTGGCCTTGGGTGGCTGTAATGACTATTATATATTGGGTTCGGGGAGAGAACGACGATGACGATGGAACTAGCACTGATTAAGACGCTCCTAAAGCGTGACTTCTATGACCAACACAAGGGTATCAGATGCCCAGATAAGATCTTCACTAAGGACATCCGTAAGATCAAGCAGACACTAGATCATGCTATGAACAACTACGATGGCGACCTCAACATGGCTGACCTAGAAGCGCTGTTCTATGCACAGAACCAGACCATGACTACAGCTACAAAGACTGCATACGGTGATCTATTCCGTAAGATGGATAAAGCTGATGTAGTCAAAGAAGAGATTGCAGACACAGTGCTAGGGCAATTGTTCCAGCAGTATGTAGGCGATCTTGTAGCTAACCTAGGCTTTGACTTCGTTAACGGGTCACAGACATCCTTGGAGCCTCTACGCCGCATCTTGGATGACTACAAAGATGACTTCACACCCAATGTTAAGATCACATGGGAAGACATCTCTATTGACCGTCTGCTTGAGGCTAACGATCTACAGACACAGTGGAAGTTTAACATCCCTAGTCTACAGCGTAAGGTCGAGGGTGTTAGTGGGGGTCACCTACTTCTGGTTGGCGCACGTCCCAACACAGGTAAGACATCCTTCCATGCATCACTGATTGCTGGGCCTGGGGGTTGGGCGCATCAAGGAGCCAAGTGCGTAGTCTTGTGTAACGAGGAGGCATATGAGCGTGTAGGCGCACGTTACTTGAGTGCTGCTGCTGGTATGACTATGGAAGAGGTTAAGGGTAACGTGACGCTGGCCCGTTCACGCTATGAGCCAGTACGTAAGAACATCCGTATTAAGGACAGCACAAACAAAGACATGCAGTGGGTTGAATCCCTAGTGAAGCAAGAACGTCCTGACATCCTGATCCTAGACATGGGTGACAAGTTTGCATCTAAGACCAGTGACAAGTCAGACGTATACCTCAAGGATGCAGCCATCTATGCACGTAACATCGCTAAGCAGTACAGTTGCTGCGTAGTCTGGATGTCACAGCTAAGTGCGGTAGCAGAAGGTAAGGTCATTGTGGATCAGTCCATGATGGAAGGCTCCAAGACAGGTAAGGCTGCTGAAGCTGACCTGATGGTCTTGATCAGTAAGAACCCTGTAGTCGAAGGTGCAGACGAGCAAGACACTCAGCGACACTTGAACATCGCTAAGAACAAGCTTAAAGGTGGCTGGCATGGTGTGGTACACTGTGAGTTGGATGGTGGGCGCAGCCTATATAGCGCATAGAGGAGAGATGGATGAGACTGGTATTAGACGTTGAGAACACTACACAAATGCGTAACGACAAGTGGCACCTTGATCCGTATGAGGAGGGTAACTTCCTTGTGCAGGTTGGGATGCAGAATGCGGATAATGCCGAAGAGACATTCATTGTTAACATTGATCACGTAGAAGCTAAGGATACCAGTGGCGCTGGGCGTAAGCTTATCCAAGATATCCTAGATATGACTACGCTTCTGATCATGCATAATGCCCAGCACGATCTTATGTGGTTGTGGGAGTGTGGCTTTACATATGACTGTGACATATATGACACAATGTTAGCGGAATACATCTTACTGCGAGGCCAGAAGGATAGCCTTAGCCTAGACGGATGCGCCCAGCGCAGACAGCTAACTTCGCAAAAGGATGACACTCTCAAGAAGTACTTCAAGGATGGTTACAACACCAACGAGATCCCACTGAAAGAGCTTACGTTCTATCTTCAGGCTGACCTAGATACGACACGAGAACTGTTTCACGCTATTGAGGCAGACTATAGTGAGCCAGAGGCGCAGTCGTTAGCTAAGGTTAAGGCTGTTACGTTTGACACATGTAAGACGCTTACACGTATGTACATGGCAGGTTTCAAGGTGGATCGTGTTGCCCTTGATGCAGTTCGTAAAGAGTTTGAGCAAGAGAAGGCAGACATCGAAGACAGACTACAACACAAGGTGCGTGAGATCATGGGTGACACACCTATCAACCTCAACTCACCAGAGCAGATGTCGCAGGTAGTTTTCTCCCGTAAGATCAAAAACAAGAAGGAGTGGGCTACTCTATTCGAGTATGCCAATGATAAGAAAGAGTTCACACAGGCTGTAGAGGCTAACAGCACTCTGATCCGCCGCACTAAAGCTTTCACCTGCCCTGACTGTAAGGGTCAAGGTAAGGTGTTTAAGATCAAGAAGGATGGCACAAAGTTCTCTCGCCCCAACAAGTGCAAGGACTGTGATGCTCGTGGTTACCAACTAAAAGAGACAAACATATTAGCTGGACTAGCATTTGCTGCACCTACAAAGAAGTGGGTCAGCGCCAATGGTTTCAGCACAGGAAAGGACAACCTAGATGTACTCATTGGTACGGCTAAGACAAAGGGTATGGAAGAAGCAATCAGCTTTCTTACTGACCTCAAGCGTCTGTCTGCTGTTAGCAGCTACCTATCTTCCTTCGTCGAAGGCATTGACACCTTCACCAAGAAAGATGGCTACTTACACGTAGGTCTAACACAGCACGTCACTGCTACTGGGCGTTTCAGTGGTCGTAACCCTAATATGCAGAACATGCCTCGTGGCGGCACATTCCCTGTTAAGCGTGTGTTCATATCACGCTGGGAGGGCGGTCACATCCTAGAGGCAGACTTTGCACAGCTAGAGTTTCGTACTGCTGCATACCTATCGCAAGACCCTGTAGCTATTGCAGAGATTGCAAACGGCTTTGATGTTCACAGCTACACTGCACAGGTTATCACAGATGCTGGACAGCCTACTACACGTCAGCAAGCTAAGGAGCATACCTTCGCACCCCTCTTCGGGGCTACAGGATATGGCAGAAGTAAGGCAGAAGAGGCATACTACATCCACTTCAACGAGAAGTATGAAGGTGTAGCTGCTTGGCACAAGAGCTTGGCAGATGAAGCAGTACGCTTCAACAAGATTACCAGTAAGTCTGGGCGGCAGTATGCTTTCCCAGATGTTAAACGTAACCAGCGTGGCGGTGTATCACACTTCACTATGATCAAGAACTACCCAGTACAGGGCTTTGCTACTGGTGATGTGGTTCCTGTCGTGCTGATAGAATTGGAGAAACGGTTGAGTGGTCTACAGTCCTGCCTTGTTAATACAGTGCATGACTCAACAGTTGTAGATACTCACCCAGAGGAGAAGGAAATCGTGCTACAAATCATTGATGATATGAACGCAGAATTGAACGACCTCATAGAGAAAGCCTATGATGTTGTAATGAACGTGCCACTACTACTTGAGTCAAAGATTGGGCCTAATTGGCTTGACGTAAAAGACGCTTGATGGTATAACTTAGTCTCTTTAACACAAATCTCATGGAGAATAAAATGAGTACAGAACTAACAGTAGCCGCAGATCGTGGTAAGTCTCTCGCAGAGTTGATGGGTGTATCAGAATCTTCTGGTAAACAGAATGGCCCATCTATTGCACGTATCAACGTAGTCAGTACCGCACTCAAGGGTGAGATTGACGTAGGTGGTAAGAAGATCAAGACAGACGTTATCCCTGTAGGATCTTACAAGATCACAATGGGTGACGATGTTATCTATGCAGAGAGCATCTCTATTCGTGTCTTCGCCCAGCGCCAACAGTGGCAACGCTGGAACTCTGGAACTAACGAGATGGAAAAGTCTGTCATGGGCAATAATCTCAATGGTGATATGCAGGACAGCATTGGTGGCTTCAACCTGGGACGTCCAAGTGGTTACATCGAAGACTTCAACGCTTTGTCTGAGGCAGTTAAAGAGGTTATGCGCTCTGTTAAGCGTGTAAAGATGTATATGGGTGTAGTCACTATCGCTGAGCCTAAGAACGAAAAGGGTGAAGACATCTCTGGTAAGTACGAGAACTTGCCATTCGTAATGGATGTTAAGAACCGTGACAGCTTGAAGGCTATTGATGCTTCACTTGCTGTTCTTGCTCGTAAGAACCTGCTTCCAATTATGTCTACACTTACCTTGACTGGTGAAGAGGCCAGCATCCCAACAGGTGCTACTTATGGTATCATCAAGTCTGCTGTAGGTGAGACGGTTGAACTGTCTGACGGAGACAATGAGACGCTTAAAGACTTCTTGGGCTTCATTGAGTACAGCAACGGTAAGATCATGGATATGCACCATGAACGCTCTGACCGTAGCATGAGCGCTGAAGATGCCGCTCTTGTTGGTTCTATTATTGATGTGGACGCAGACTAATGAATCACCCTGCTGAGTTAGCAATCTTTACATTCTTGCAAAGAGCTATGGCGGGTGAGACTACAATGACAGAGGAGGTGGCTGATAAGGTCGCCTCCGACGTTAAGGCAGCGTTGTTTAAGCAGTTTGATAGTGGTCCTCGTGACGCATTCCGCTTACGCATGTCTAACATTGGTCGCCCTAAGTGCCAGCTATGGTATGACAAGAATGAACCAGAGGGTAAGACACCTTTCCCTCCACACTTCCTGATGAATATGATCCTCGGTGACATTGTTGAAGCAGTGTTCAAGGGTATTATGAGAGCAGCAAATGTGGAGTTTACAGACAACGATTACGTCACACTCAAGTTAGCTAACGGTAAAGAAATCCGTGGTGAGTATGACATGATCTTGGATGGTAAGGTGGATGACGTTAAGTCTGCGTCTCCGTGGTCTTATCAAAACAAGTTTGCATCCTTTGATGCCTTAGCTACAGGTGACAGCTTCGGCTACATCCCACAGCTTGTAGGGTATGCAGAGGGCGCAGGTAAAGAGGTTGGCGGCTGGTGGGTAGTCAACAAAGCTAATGGCGAGTTTAAGTACGTTGCCGCTGACGGTGTAGACAAAGAGGCTGTTCTGAAACAGATTGAAGAGCTTACAGATTACATCGACAACGACGAGCCATTTGAGCGTTGCTTTGAGCCTATCAAAGAGACGTTCTATCGCAAAGAGACAGGCAATACAAAGCTGGGTGTCGAGTGTGGTTTCTGTGCCTTCAAACACAAATGCTGGCCTACACTACAGACCATCCCATCACCAAACTCTAAGGCTAAAAACCCACCAATGGTAGACTACATCTATTTAGTAGAAGGAACAGAAGAAGATGTCTAAGATCACTATTAACGACAAAGAGTATGAAACAGATGATTTCACAGAGGAGCAGCGTAACGTCTTTCGTGAAGCACAAATGGCTTCGTCAGAGTTGGATCGTCTGTCTTACTTGAGTAAGGTGCTGGATGAGAGACGTGCAGTACTCGTACAAGCATTGCTTAATATGCTAGAACCCTCCTCAGAACCTACAGATACCTAATGGCTAGAAGAGCAAGACATATATCTAGTAGCTATCGCAGCGGCCTTGAAGATGAGGCCGTTGCGTTTTTGTCAGAGAGACAGTTAGAAGTTAAATATGAGCTTCTAAAGATTGAATGGGAGGATCTTAGATATAGAACTTATACACCAGACTTCGAGTTAGATAATGGTATCTTAATTGAAACCAAAGGCTACTTCGACGCTGATGACCGCCGTAAGCATTTAGCAGTCAAGGAGCAGCACCCAGAGCTAGATATACGCTTCGTGTTCTGGAATGCTAAAGCACCTCTGAATAAGGGTGCTAAGTCTAGATACTTTGAATGGTGTGAGAAGCATGGGTATAAGTGGTCACATAGGGTAATCCCTGAGAGTTGGTTGACAGAGCCGGGATCACGATGTAATACAAGTAAGATTTCGCTAAAGACAAAAAGGAAGACCTAATGGGCTACACTCTTAACGACGATGAAGTAGCTATCATCATCAAGCCAGAGTACGGTGAGGATGGCGAGTGGAACAATATCATCAGTACAGGCATAGTCATCTCTCAAGAAGTGCCAAATGGTATGGCTGGCGCAGAGATGCTTCAGGCAGCTATGCTTATGTCGGCTGCATTTATGTATAACGACGAGTACCCAGACTTCATTGAAGAGCTATACCCAGCTATGACTGAGATTGCTAAGCATCTATTCCCAGATCAATATGAAGAGGTTATGGCTGATATGGAAGAAGATACAAAGCCTGTGTACAAAAAGGAAGGTAATGTCCTGACTTTGAATGCTAAAACAAAAACAGTAGGTTCAGCATGAGTGAATATGATCCAGTAGAACGCCCAGCGCACTATAACTCTGGTGGAATAGAGTGTATTGAGTATATCAAGCAAGTGCTGGGACTAGATGGTTTCATTGCTTACTGTCACGGTAACTTGATTAAGTATCAACATCGTTACAAATACAAGCAGAAGCCTTTAGAGGATATGCATAAGGCGGCATACTACCTGCGTAAGATGAACGAAGCATTACAGGAGAAAGAAGCATTACAGGAGAAAGAAGGATGAGCCAGAAAAAGTTTAATGTCATGTTTGTTTTGAAGGTGGATAAGTCTAACAATATCCTGTCTTCGTATGAAGATGCACACGAGTCTGATATACACGATCTGATTACAGATGTTATGTATGACGTAGATGATGTAGAGATTGATAATCTGATAGTGAAGGAGAGACTATGATTAGCGGAGAAGATTTGAAGGCAATGGGTTACTTTGATATGTTTGAGAACCAAGAAGCCTCAAAAGACCAGATGCAGTTCTACAGTGACTGGGCAGAGACACTTGTTATGACAGAAGGCACTGATAGGTTATTCGAAAACGTCTTAGGTCTTGTAGGAGAGGCTGGTGAGGTAGCTGAGAAAGTAAAGAAAGTTTATAGGGATAAGACTAGATTTACTAATGAAGACATCCTAAATGAGTTAGGCGATGTATTGTACTACCTGACAGTTACCTCTCACATCTTTGGTGGTAGCTTGAAGAGAGTAGCAGAGCTTAATATGGAAAAACTGAATGGCCGCAAAGAACGTGGCACACTTAAAGGAAGCGGAGACAAGCGATGACTAAGAACTACCAAGAGTTTTCTACTCGTGCAAATGTGGTGACACGGCGTACATATAACCGCCCTAAAGAGGATGGCACCTTCGAGACGTGGGGTGAGACAGTTGACCGTGTAATTGATCACCAGCAATGGTTGTGGGAACGTGCTAAGGGTAACACCTTGGACATGTCAGAGATCGTTGAGCTTGATACGCTACGAACCCTCATGATGGAGCGTAAAGCTACTGTATCAGGCCGTACACTGTGGCTGGGCGGTACACAGGTGTCTAAGACACGAGAAGCATCCCAGTTCAACTGTTCCTTTGGCCGTGTAGAGACTGTCCATGATATCGTAGATGCTATGTGGTTGCTGCTTCAAGGGTGTGGTGTAGGCTTTGAGCCTGTTGTCGGCACACTCAATGGCTTTGCTAAGAAGGTAGACGTTAAGATCATTCGTTCTGCTAAGGTCTTGGGTGAAGCTAAGGGCTGCCCTAGCAACCAGTCATGGACATCTGTAGACGAGGAAGGCAAGAAGACATACCACCTAAAGATTGGTGATAGTGCTGAAGCTTGGGCTAAGTCAGCAGGTAAACTCTTTGCTATGAAGGATGCTGTAGACGTACTGGTCTTGGACTTCACTGAGGTACGTGCAGCAGGTGAACGCCTCAAGGGTTACGGTTGGATTAGCTCAGGTGATGCCACTGTTACTGTAGCATTCCAACGCATCTGTGACTTGATGAATGATCGTGCAGGTCAGTTGCTTACACGTATCGACATCCTTGATGTGCTTAACCACTTGGGTACTACACTATCCTCTCGTCGTTCCGCTGAGATTGCTTTGATGCCAGTGTCTGACCCTGAAGTAGACGCCTTCATCTCAGCTAAGAAAGACTTCTGGAAGTTCGGCAACGAACATCGGCAACAATCCAATAACTCTATTGTCTTCCACAAGAAACCAACCAAGTGGGAACTGTCTTACATCTTCGATAAGATGGTTGAGGCTGGTGGTTCTGAGCCTGGGTTCATCAATGCTGAGTCAGCTAAGAAGAGAGCACCTCACTTCAAGGGAGTTAACCCATGTGCTGAGATCCTCTTGGGTAACAAGTCCTTCTGTAACCTAGTCGAGGTTGACTGGGGTAAGTTCCTCACTGACTTTGGTGGACTACAAGAAGCTATTGAGATCGTAGCTCGTGCTAACTACCGTCAAACCTGTGTGAACCTAGATGATGGTGTGTTGCAGCGTTCATGGCATGAGCTTAACGAGTTCCTCCGTCTCTGTGGTGTAGGTGCTACAGGTATTGTTAAGTTCTTGGATCACCACACAGGTGTAAGCAACATCGAAGCTATGCTACAGGCACTACGTTCTTCAGCTAAGAAGGGTGCTAACTCTATGGCGGATGCGCTGGGCTTGCCTCGTGCTAAGCTGGTCACTACAGTCAAGCCTTCTGGTACACTGTCTAAGATCATGGACACTACTGAGGGTGTACACAAGCCACTGGGTAAGTATCTCTTCAACAACGTGACGTTCTCTAAGCATGACGAGATCATCCCTACACTGGTAGCTGCTGGCTACAAGGTGATCGACAAGCCCTTCGAGATTGACAGTGTCTTGGTTACATTCCCTGTAGCCTACGAGGATGTTAAGTTCGATGTAGTAGACGGTAAGCATGTTAACCTTGAGTCAGCCATTGGTCAGCTTGATCGTTACAAGTTGATGATGGATCACTACGTAGACCACAACTGTTCTGTCACTATCAGCTACGATGTTGAAGAGGTTCCAGCTATCATTGACTGGATCTTGGACAACTGGGAAACATATGTAGGTGTATCATTCATCTATCGTAATGACCCAACCAAGACAGCAGAAGACTTGGGTTATGCTTACTTGCCACAGGAAGTTGTATCTGAGGAAGTGTATCGTGCGTATGCTAACACGTTGATGCCAGTAGACTTGACTAACTTAGCCTCTACAGATGATCTGTCTGACGAAGCTTGTGCCACAGGTGCTTGCCCCATCCGTTAACCCTAACCACCTGAGCATGTGCCTAAACTGCTTACACACCTGAAGGAGGTGACACAGTGACATTCATCATCATTACACAAGACAACTGCTCATACTGCGATAAAGCTAAGAAACTGATGGTAGAACACAAGATACATTCAGTAACCTACAACATCCGTAGTTCTAAGTGGCTTAAAGACTTGCTAGGCAAGGCAGAGCTTACAACTGTACCACAAATCTGGAACTCACAGGGTGAGTACATTGGTGGGTATGAGGAACTTGACAAGTATATCAAGAGCCTATAGTCTTCACCCAAACCCTTCCTTAGCTCAACAGGACAGAGCAAGTCACTTCTAATGACTAGGTTACAGGTTCGAGTCCTGTAGGGAGGACCAATATGTCAGTGCAGGTTTGCCGACAACAACAGCTACCCTAGGCGTCAGTGGCGCAGTTGTTGAGGGGGTTCAATTCCCCTGACTGACACCATAGTAAAGGCGGTTATAGATGCAACTAAATCTATTTACCATAGATAACTCCTACAAAGAATTAGTAGGGCTTACACAAGTATGTAAGATTTGCTCTAAAGAGAAAGATTTATCCTTATTCCATAAACACTCAGGGAATTTGACAGGTATAGACAGGCGCTGTAAAACTTGCTTTAAGAAAGATGGCAAGTTGAGAAAAGAACTAAGGGAAAAGTATGCTCATGTAAAACCAGACAACTGTGATTGTTGTGGTATACCACACCGCAAATCTTTAGTAGTAGACCACGACCATAGTACATTAAAGTTTAGAGGTTGGTTATGTGAATCTTGTAACTTAGGTATAGGTCTACTAGGGGATGATATAGAGAGTACAAAAAAAGCTCTTACATATTTAAGGAAACACTATGAACGATAAAGAGCCACCAAAGAAGCAGACACGCTCCCGCCGTAAGACTACATACAAAGGAGCAGAGTCAAAGCCTGTATCTGGTATTGTACCTAAGACGGTAAACCAAGGAAAGCTTATCAAAGCTATCAGCACAAGCCAGCAAGTGCTTATCCTTGGCCCTGCTGGTACGGGTAAGACCTACGTCACAGCTACGTGTGCTGCTGATCTGTATACTCTCAAAGAGATCGACAAGATCGTTATCACACGGCCTCACGTAGCTGTAGGTAAAGACATTGGGTTCTTGCCCGGTACTCTTGAAGAGAAAGCACAGCCTTGGGCCTTACCTGTGTTGGACGTTCTGGTAAAGCATCTAGGTCGTGGTGCAGTAGATACAGCACTAAAGGCTGGCAACATCGAAGTAGCTACACTAGCACTCATGAGGGGTCGTAGCTTTGATAACGCTTTCATCATTGTAGACGAAGCTCAGAACATCGAAGTAGCAGAGATTAAAATGCTGTTGACTCGTGTAGGCGAAGGTAGTACAATCGTTATGAACGGGGACATTCAACAGTCCGATCTTAAAGGTACGTCTGGTCTCGCCAAGGTCATTCATCTCTCTAAGAAGCACTTGTTGGATGTTCCTGTCATTGAGTTTGGTGTGGATGACATTGTGCGTAGTGGTATCTGTGCTGAGTGGGTTAAGGTGTTTATGAAAGAAGGTCTATGAGTATAGAAGAAGAAGCAGCAGTGTTCAGGAAGTCTTATGGTGATATCTTTTCTGAAGCCTTGCTGGAAGCCGCTGCTAATCTAGAGAAGTACTACACAGATAATCTATATGTGTCAGAAGAGCGGATCAATGCACTAGAGCGACTAACAGAGTCGATCATGTGGGCAAAGAAAGCAGCAGACACACACGGTGTTAAGTAATAAAAAAAAGGGGAGCTTAGCGGCTCCCCTCTTCTTTTGTTTTACCAGTCTGTCTGGGCTTTGTAGTATTCTACGTATTGCATGTAGGCTGCTAGTTCTAAGTATGACATATCTTTGATTGTACCGTCAAAGCCTTCCTCTTCTCGCAGAAACTTCAGTGCAGCTTGTTTTGGTGCTTTAGGTACAGCCAAAGCTCTAAGCCTGATAGTTTGAATGTGAGATTCCGTAGGAGCATTCTCAAGGTATGTCTTCATCTGTGTAGCAGCTTCCTTTAGTCTAGCAGTCATTACTACTCTCTGCTTATCCTCTGGTAGAGCTTGGAAGTCAGGATTAGATAACATCTCTTGTGCATAACGATTAACCGTTGGTGCAATATACTCGTTGTAGGCACGATCATATGCAGCAATCTGTGTACGCTTGTTAGCTGTATAGCGTGGCATGTCCAGCATGTCGTAAAGCTCTTCACCAGGGGTACGACCTTCTTGGATCTTAATACCCAGCATAGACAAGAAAGGGTTAGGATCTCTCAGATCACCCTCACGAGTAGCTACACGTAGTGTATCACCTGTGATAGTCTCTGTCTCACCAATCAAAAGTTCAATGATGTTGTCTACGTACTTGGTTGCACTCTGAGCAATGACAGCACCACCTTCAGCCTGTCTCACATCTTTAGCTGCATCATTGTTAACCATGAGGCCAACCATCTTGTTTGCTGCATCCAAAGGTCTTGTGAAACCTGCTACAAAGTTACCAGACTTCATAGCTAGGCCATCAAGCATAGCAGCACCCTTGTCACCATCTTCACTGAAGATAGCTTCGCCCAGCGCACGAATGTCATTCTTAAACTCTACATCAGATGCAAGCTGACCAACAGCCAACTGCTCAAGTGTAGACATCCAGACTTCGTTGTTTACTGGCTTGCCTTCACGCTTATCATTGAGAAGTCTACCAGCAGATAGGAACAGAGACATAGGGAAAGTGTTCTGAGCGTTAACAATAGTATCACCTACTTTAACGTCAAAGATGCTAAGGTTATCCTTTTGACGCTCCTTGTCGTAGTCCATAGCTAGATACATGAATGTAAGACCTACAGCGCTTCTAGACAACGCCTCTACGTCAGACACTTCAATAGGTTTACCATTCACTACCTGACGCTTAATAGCCCCAGCGTAGCCAAGCATACCACCCGCTGTCCACTGGTATGTGGATGCTAGTAAGTTGTTGAAGAACCTGCCAAATGGCAAGAGTGTACCCAAGATAGGCGCACGAGAGATAGACTCTACAGTTGTAGCTACACCCTCAACCAAAGAGTTTTGACCTGTTGTATAGTCTTTAGAGAAGACAGACTTCTGAGTAGCATCCAATGTTTTACCTAAGATGTCATCATCAATAAGTTCCATCTTACCACCACGCAATACAGCATCTAGAGGCATGTCATGCTTCAGACGCATCTGCTTATCCATCTCTGACATAAACATGACAGACTTAGACCAAGTGTCCTGCGCTCTTACACCAGCAATAATAGAAGAACCTTCTGCAAGAGATTCCAAGCTCTTAAAGATAGGGTTGCTAGGATCAATACCATAACGCTCAGCATTAACGTCTACACCACCTGTAAGAGATTCGTATAGAGTCTTACGAACACTGTCATATTCTTCTAGGATCTTCATGTAGGCTTCTTTGGTGGAGTGAGGGTCAGCAAGATAGCGAAGCTTTTGTGTAACCATATCTTTGTACACAGCAGCTTTTCTCAGGCTCTCTTTACCTGCAGCAGTCTTGCTACCACCTTTAATGAGGCCAGCAACCAAGAACTGACTACCTGTCAGCACTTCTGCGATAGCTGTACCACCATAGAATTGAGTAAAGCCCAATACGTTTACTGCAGATGTAGCAGGGCTGGATACAAGCATACGTCTCCAGAGACCCTGCATGTAGCGACCATAGTCAGCTTTATCAGGCAAGGCTTCCATAGCCTCTTCTGTTTGTTGCTGCAAGATCTGCTCACCTCTGTATACACCGCCATCAATAGTTCTACGTACTTGAGACATTACATTAAGAAGCTGGCCACCTTTGCTAACTTCTACAGCAATAAGATCACGAAGGTTTGTAGCTACTTGTGTTGTGTCTCCAAGGGAAATACCAAGAGACTTGATCTCCTTGTTGATGCTATCAAGCTCTTTAGGTGCCATATACTTCACAAGGTTAGTCATTAGGTCTGTGACCTTCATGTCTTGTGGTAGTTGTACACCCTTGTCTCTGTAGATAGCTACAAGACCACTCTTCTCATCTGCACCAAACATGATGTCTTTAATAAGGTCTACAGCAGTAGGTACATCGTCATAGACAGCCTTACCACGAGCTACTTTCTCTTTCCAAGATTTAGCTGCTTTAAGTACTGCATCAGTAGCTTGCTTAGTTTCAGTCTTGTCTAGAGCTAGGTTAATAGTCCTAGTCATCTCACCCTTCATCTTACCAATATCAATATCAGCAGCAATGTCAGATACGTTAGACTTAATAGGAAGGTTCATACCTGCAAGTTGGAATGTACCACCAACACCACCAAGCAATGACGAGAAGCCTGTCTGAAGGAGGCTATACTCTTCTTGTACACCTACATCCATCATTGTGTTTTGGATCTGTACATCGTTCATTGCAGCTACTGCACCATCAAGTGCAATAGTGTTGATGATAGAACCTTTAGTTGCAGACGTAATACGGTCTTTCATAAAGTCAGACTCTGCCCGGCGCTTAATGGTATACTCAAAGAGATCAGCTTCACGTTTAGCTGCTTCCTTGATAAGAGCCTTACGAGCAGGTCCACGAATGCCACGCTTAACAAGCTGAGATGTAGCACCTGATACCGCTGCATCTACAGCAGCCTGTTGTGCGGTCTTGTTGAGACCTTTCTTGAGAGCCTCTTCACCAGCCTGTCTAGCCAAACCTTTTACTAACTCTTTACCTGCTGCACCTACGCCTACAGCACCAGCTTTAGCCCAACCACCAGTAAGCAAACCAAGGTAGTTTGTAGGGTCAGCAACAGCAGCAAAGATATAGTCTTTCACGCCATCTACAGCACCCATGACACCATCGTTGACAAAGACGTTGCCTAAGCGGTCATACAATTCAAAAGCTTCACCTGCTGTGGCTCTTTTAGTTTCATCAGCATTCTTGATACGACGAGCTTCACCAATAGTACTTGCAGTGTTTGTGTTAAACCAGCGCATAGTGTCTACAAAGGATTCCACGACTTCTTCGTCTGTACCTTTAACGCCATCCGTACCATACTTCTGACCCATATAGCTACGGATTACACCAATGTTTTCTGTACGTAGAAGGTCATCCTTCTTTAGCTTATCTGTACGGTTGTTTACTACACCTTCGTAAGGACGTGTTGTAGCTTGTGCTGTACGAGTGGGTTGCTCTGATGCAACTTTAGTACCACTCATAAGTTTATTGAAAAAGTCATCTTCTTCTACGGGCTTTGTATCTTCTACAGGCTTAACCTCAGTAGGCTCTACAACTCTAGTACCACTCATAAGTTTATTGAAAAAGTCTTGATCTTCAGCCATTACTCTGTACCGCCTTTTGCTGCTCTGCCACGAATGACACGCTGTAGTTCTGCCTTCACTGCGTCTTCACCAAACTTAGCCTGTACTTCCATGATAAACTTAGTCAGTTCCTCTTGGCTTACTTCAGATGTGGGGCGTGAGAGCATCTCAGCTATACGTGTAGCACCTTCTGTAAGCTCACGGCGATTAACTTCATTAGAAACTCTTTGGTCTCGTGCAGCATTGGCCCTACGCTCAGGTGTTTGAGGTAATGCTTGTAGCTCTTTTTCAACCATAGTACGTGTCTTAGGCTTTAGTGCTTCAAGCATTTTAGGAAGGTTCAACTCTGTTGCACCAATCTGTGTAGGTTGATACCCTCTAGGAGTTGGACGCTCAGACCAAGCTTTAAGATCCTTTTCCAAGGCATTTCTTGCAGCAACACTAAGGCCTTCAATGACACTAGGTAGATTTAGCTCTGTTGCACCAATCTGAACAGGGATGTAACCATCTGGCATAGACTTAGACTCTGTAGAGAGCCTGTCAGACTCAGCCCCTACTCTTCCTAGGCGTGATTGCTCCATTCTATCTAAGTTTGTATCAGAAGCAGCTTCAAGCCGCTGTTCAGTGCTAGGTGCGTATCGACGTGGTGCAGGTTGTGGGAAGTTCTTGTCATCAGCAAGGAACTGCTTATCTAAGTCATCAATGCGTTGACGGGCATCAGCGTTTAAGTCAGTGACTGCTTTAACCAGTTCTGGATTACCCTCTAGTTCTTCCTTGTTAAAGCCAAACATTTTAGACATAGCATCAAGCATAACAGATTCATCATTGCCACCCTCTGTCTCAAACATGGTTGCAAAGAACCCATTCTCACGTTGCTTGACTCTATTATTCACACGATCTGCTACCATTCCGTATGCAGTGTCTGCGGCTTCAGTATAACCAAAAGCGTCAAATATGGAACCAAGCGCCATATCTGCCGCACTTGTTGCCTTAGAGAAAGGTGTTGCTGCGTATGCTAACCCTCTATCTGCCCAATAACCTGCTGTTTGGGTAGCACCCTGCGTGAAGCTAAGTGTAGCATTGGCAGCATCAACTACGGATTCACTTACAGCCCCTGCTTGATTACGAACATCCTCTGCAGTCAAAGGTACACCAGCTTTTCTAGACTGACCATACTCTTGGTAAGCTGCCATGATAGGATCTTCAATAACTTCAGCACCTACTTCAGCATCTACTTCAGCGACATTAGCTTCGGCAGCGGCAGCAAGTGCAGCAGGAGATACAAGACCATATTTATCTAAGACCGCAGCAGACTGTTCTGGGGATAGAACCGTACCATTTGATCCTTTAACTAAGCCATCAACAGTTACTGTAAAAGAGTCTATCGTAGCTTCACCATCTTCATTAGTAGTGCTAAAAGTAACCGCTAAGCTACCATCCTCATTCTCTGTTACACCTGATGATAAGCTCCCTGCATCAACAGTACCTACAGTACCTTTCACTGGGCTAAGGTTGTCAGGGCTTAAACCAAGACTCTGTAGGCTAGGGCCAACAGCTTCAAGGTAGGACTCTCCAAATAGAGCTGTTTGTGTGTCTATATACCCGTATAGGTTATCAGTAAGGAATTGTTTTTGTTGAGCTTTTAAGTTAGCTACCTCAGCAGCTACCTGTTGAGGCGTTTTGAATTTAGTATCTGCATTAGCAATAGCGGTATCAAAAGCTGTATACCCATCCATATCCATAACAAGCTTTGCCCTTGTCATAATATTTGTTTGTTCTTCAGCAGTATTAGCAGGGTTGAATATCTTTGGTTGAGTGTAACGCAAGTAAGATCCACTGTTTCTGCTGGTGTATCCTGTCACACTATCAAGCTCTGCCATGTCATATACAGACATACCCGTACCGCCAAATGCCTCTGCATCAGCTTCTGCTCTAACACGAGCTTTAGCATCTGTACCCATAGCCCTTGCAAACCAACCACCTTTAGGTGCTTCAATATCGCCCATAGTTTGGCTACCAAGGCCATAACGTGAATATACGTCAATGTTACCCGTTGGAGAGAATGCCTCTGGGAGTGCAGCAGCTTCTTTAACCAAGTCAGCATTAAAACTAGAGCCATATGCAGATCTAAGTGTATTTAATGTACCTACAAGCGTTTTTAGGCCTTCAGGTCCAGCATCTAGTGCAGCTTCAATCTGTGCATCACTTGCATGTAGATCACGAGCTTGACCTACAAAAGAGTTCTGTGCATCTGCTGCCTGTCTAAGCTGGCTCAGCTTACCTTTGTTACGCTCTGCTTGCTCAGCAAGCTTGTCTGCGTAGTCTTCTGCCTTGTCTTTACGCTCGTTGATGTACGTAGCAGTGTCACCCAAGAATGCCGTAGCGAATGCTTGCCAATCAGCCATTATACTTCTCCCTTAGCCATAAGACCTGTAGGAGCAGCTTCTGCTTCCACCATAGGCTCTTGCTCTTGTTGTGGTTCTGTATCATCTTGTGATACGTCTGTAGCGTCTACTGTGGATAGCTCTTCAATCAATTCTGATCCAGCATCTTTCTTAGGGTCTGTTTTAAGATATTCCTGCATCAAGAGTTTCATGCGGGCAATGTTTCTTTCCTTGCGATCTTCTTTAGGGTCTGTAGCTGTCTCTTTAACTTTAATACCATACGTAGACATAGCAGCTTTAACAAAGGATGCCACAATAGGACCAGCCAACATGCCAACCTCTACAGTGTGTAAGCCTTTCATAGAACCCATAGTCATAAGTGTTTCCACTACAGTCTTTAGGTCAGCACCCATCTCAAATGTAACGGCAAGATCATCCATGACATCTTCATCTGCAAGCTTGTTGATGTAATACTTGACTGCATCACCTGTCTCTACAAGCTCAGGAGGTCTTTCCCAAGGTGCGTTCTTTGGTGTAGCTGTGAGGGATTGACCTGGGATGGGGCGAGAGAATACATCTACCATTGTTATACTTTCTTAGAATGTCGTGTTGGTGCTATAATAGCAGATACAGATTATAATGAAACTAGATTATGCATTATCGTTTCTAGCATAATTAGACAGTGCATTAGCAATGGCGTTAGAATATTTAGTACCCTTTGTACCCCAAGCATCAGAGCCTACATCGCCAGTATTCAACCACTCTTTAGCGCCGCCGTGGCCTTGGTTGTGAGCATAGCCAAGTACAACTGCTTTGTTCTCTGGCGAGAGGTTTCTATACTTCTCATTGCTCATCATATACTGGTGGTTCTTAGCGGTATATGCAGCTAGTGCTTGTTCCTGTAGTGTAGGGTTACTACGAAAAGCCTCTCTGCTTGCTGCATCATGCGGTAAATCCATACCCAGTAACTGCCCTGCATCTGCCTTAGCCGTGCGACCTAGTTGGTATCTACCATCATAATGATCACCTGCACCACCTTTTGCTGTGTAGTTACCACTCCCTCTAGACTCAATAGCCGCAAGCTCTGTCCTGTAGATATCCCATACAGCAGGGTCTAATCCAATCTTCTCTCCTACAATGTCATAGGCATCTTCAGGTGTCTTAATACCTACGCTAGTTGTTGTACGAGTAGAGGTAGAATTACCTCCTTGTGGAGACATCAAGCCTCTCCCTGTAGTTGGATCAGTAATTGTAGTAGTAGCTTCTTCACTAGGCTCTTCAGGAGTATCCTCAAAGCTAAGAGATCTTTTCAGATCAATTACAGGGGACATATCAGGCAAAGGCGGGGCTTTATATACTGCAAGTTGGTTACCCTCAAAAGGGTTTCCTGTAAGATTACGTCTCTCAACATCTTCTAGACCTAGGGATCGTGTAATACCTCTGTCTTGCTTTAGAAGTTCAGTCTCTTCTGCAGATCTAAGGGCTGCTTCTCTCCAAGGATCTAGGTCACTATAGTCATTAGACGTAGCAGGGAGGCTAGTACCAAAGTACTTTCTAGCATTGTCTTGACCACCAAAAGCAGCAACTGTAAGCTGTGCCATTTCTCTAGCTGGGTCTCTCTTTACTTCAGGCTCTTCAGCACCTTTCTTAGGGGTGAACAGACCACGGCTAAGGGGGGTTACACCTTCTACATCACTACCAAGCAAGTCAAAGATATCTAGAGAATATGTATATTTCTTCAAATCCATTAGCTTTTTCTCCATATAGCCGCAGCGAAGGTTCCTAAAGCTGACCACATACCTGCTGTTTTATTTGCTTTTGCTGCAGCTTTAGCATCTGTTGAGCTAAGCTTAGCGATGGCTAGTTGTACAGCCCTGTTAGCGTCATTCTCTTCAGAAGTCCAAGCATACTGCATCATATCTCTAGTCTCTTGCATAGCAGCATTAAAGGCTAGGTTAGTCATGTTATTAGCTGCTTGTGCATCTGCTCTGTTAGCATCATTGATTGCTGCTGTGTTTTGAGTAGATACGGCTTGATACCAAGCAGCGTTAGCTTGCTCAATCACAAGGGAGTTGTTTGTGTTAAACTGTTCACGCTGGTTGATAAGCTCACTGTTGAACTTCTCAATAGCGTTTGCTTCACCTGCATTGAACTTACTCATTGCGTTAGTCTGCTCATTGTTAAACATACTAACAGTAGAGGTGAGGTTAGCCATGAACTGCTCTGTCTGCATCTTGCTAGAAGCGTTGAACTGCTTAGTAGCATTGTCTGCTGCGGTATCACTCAAGATAGCATCTGTCATAGCTTTAGTCTTAAAGATAGAAGTCTGCTGCTCATTAGCTAAATTAGCCATATCCATGTCTAGGAAAGCTTTAGCATTCGTAACTCTAGCTTGCTGTTCATTAGAGAGGTTAGCCAAGTCCATCTGAGACATCGCTGCAGCATCAGCCAATACCTTAGCATTCTTAGCGCCAAGGTTAGCCAAGTCTACAGACTGTGCCATACGAGCATTCTCTAAGGCTACCTGCTGTTCAGCAGTGAAGTTCATATTGGCAATGTCAGAGATCTTAGAAGCGTTAGCTACACGAGTTTGGAACTCTTGGGTGAACTCCATACCCATGAACTCAGCACGTTTCTCAGCAGCAAACATAGCAGCCTGTTGCTTATTGCTAAGGTTCTGCTTCTCAAACGCAGCAGATGTCTGTGCATCTTGCATAGCGATAGGCAGAGCGCTTTCCATAGCTGCCTGTACGACAGCCTGACCAGCCATAGAAGAGGCAGACAAGCCACGAGCAGCCATAGCTGCACCAGCGGCTCTCATAGCACCTGCAGCCCATGCTGGAGGGTTTTTACCTTCAAACTGCTCCATCAGTCCAGTAAGTTGACCTTGCACTGTAGCGTCTGTTGAGGGCGCTCCTGTAGCAGCTTCAAAGTTAATCTCTTTCTTGAC